TAATGTTCCGTTTAGTTCATATCTGTATACACAAGATACATCATTAAAAGTTCGTGTAGTTGATATACAATGGAGATCAATAAGGATGATGAAGTTTAAAAAATCTCCAAATAAATATGATCCTGAAGTTCCATATTATAAAATGCTTCCAGATGATTATAAAGAAAAAAAGGGAGAGGAAATTATAAAAAGACCAGTAACTGAAATATGGGAAGCTACTAAGATAGGTCATGAAAAGATTATAAAATGGGGACCAAAACCTAATCAATATAGGTTTGAAGAAAATTATGCTGAAGCTAAATTAGATTATTTTGGAGTTATTAAAACTAATTTTAATGGTAGAACATTATCAATAGTAGATGCTCTTAAAAATATTCAAATACTATACAATGTAGTTATGTATCACATTGAGTTGTGTATGGCAAGAGCTGGTGGTAAATCTATTGTATATGATGTGGCACAAAAGCCTAAGAAAACACCATTAGCAGATGTTTTGTATCACGCTAAAAACTCAGGATTAATATTAATTAACTCAAAACAAGAAGGTCAACAAGTTTCTACATTTAATCAATTTCAACAAATTGATTTTACTTTAAGTAATTCAGTACAACAATTAGTTAATTTAAAATTGATGTTAGAAGATACTGCTGAAAAATTAACTGGTATATCTTCAGCAAGAAGTGGTGTACAAAAACAAGGAGATTTAGTAGGAGTTACAGAACGTAATGTATTACAATCAACTACTATTACAGCTCCTATGTTTGATTTACATTATAAAGTAGTAGGACAAGTATTACAAGATGTAGCTAACAAAATGCGTATGTGTTGGGCTAATGAAGGTCGTATGGCTAATGTATTTGGTGATATGGGTATGCAAACATTTAAAATTGATAAAGCAATTTCTTTAGATGAATACGGAATCTTTATTAAAAATAGTAGTAAAGAGGTACAAGAGAAACAAATAATGTTACAACTATTAGAAAGATATTCTTCTACTGGAGCTGTAGAGCCATTAGCTGCTATTAAGGCTGTTAGAGGTGATAGTGCTACTGAAGTTGAAAATATATTAGTAAGTGCATTAAAAGAAATGAAAGCTCAGCAAGTTGAACTTGAAGAAAGAAAAATTGCAGCTCAAGAACAGAAAAATCAAATTGATGCTCAAAAAATTCAAGTACCTGTACAAGTTGCTCAAATTAATGCAGAATCTGATGTTCAAGTTGCACAACTTAATAATCAAACTAAATTGCAAATTAATGATGATAACAATGTGCAAGAACAAGACATGCAATCTGTTGATCATAAATCTGAATTAGATAAAGAATTTTTAAAATCATCAACTGGAGTAGAACCTGACATTATTCCACCAGGTTCAGAAGAAAGAGTAGATGAAAGAATTGAGGTAATAAGAAAGAATGAATAATTCATTATATTTGTTAAAACATTATTTTAAAAAATGGAAGAAAATAAAGAAATAGAAAATGATGCTTTGGTTGAAAATAATACCGAGGTTATAGAAAATGACAATGCTATTGTTAATGAAGTAATTGAAGAAGCAAAAGAATTTGATCCTTCTAAATTTGTTTCTACAGAATTTGTAGATACAGAAACAAAAACAGAAAACAAAGAAGAGGAAAGTTCTTTTACTTGGGATAATAATGATAGTGAAGTAAAAGAAGAAACTAAATCGGAAACGATTAAAGTTGAAGAAAAAGAAATTGTACAAGAACATCCAACAACTATTGAAAACAGTTTTAAATGGGAAGAAACAGGTATTGAAGGTGTTTCAAACAAAGATGATTTTGACAAAAAAATAGAAGAGTATAAAGCTTATGAAAAACAAGTTCAAGAATTTAAAACTCAAAATTTAGAATCTGAAACAGTAACTAAATTAAGAGATTTTTTAAAATATGATGATGAATCTTTATTAAAGAAAGATTTAGAATTACAAGGTTTTAAAGATGATAAATTAGATGAAGCTTTAGATACTTATAAGTACAATAACACTATTAATATTGAAGCTCAAAAAATTAGAAATACTTTAAATAAAGCAATTAAAGTAGAACAAAATAAAGTATTTGAATCTCAAAAAGCTGACCAAGCAAAGCTTGATGCTGAAAGAGACAAATCTGTGGCAGATTTAAAAAACCATTTAAATACAACCGAAACAATGTTTGGTTTTAAAATGGCAAAAGAAGAAGCCCAATTAAATAAAGTTAGAGATGATCATTTTAAGTATATTACTTCTGGTGATTTCCTTAACGACATTACAGATAATAATTCTAATTTAACAGAAGCCGCATGGTTATGGAAAAATAGAAAAACTATCTTAAATGCAATGAAAAACAAAGGTTCTCAGTTAAGCAAAAAAGAATTGCTGGATAACATTCAAAGACCTGAAACTCCTGGAACTACAAGAATATTAGATCCGAGTGGAAAGACTGATGATTTTAATCCTAATGCTTTTATGTTTGGAGAATGAAACACGAAAAATTTAATAAATTAATAATTAATATTTAAAAGGATGAAATTTCATAGTGGAACTTATGGGAAGGAAACAATTGAAAGTAATGCTTTGGTAACAAACTTACTTAAATATCCTGAAATTGCTCGTAACTTAATACGTCAATACCCACAATATTCATTAACATATTTTGTTGATGGAACTTCTCGATTTGCTAAAGAAGAGCTTATCGGAGAAAATGCTTTTAGATGGTCTATCTTAGGAAGAACAAATAGACCTTCTACTTGTACTGGTACTAATGTCGGAAACGGTGTTGGACTTACTCAATTCTCTGTTGAATTTGAGGAAAATTATTTAAACCCTAATGATGTAATCAGATTTGCAGATAAATCTCAAGCTGTTGTTGTTGGTGAGCCTTCTGCTACTGCAGGTGGATATACTTTCCAATTAAAACTTATGTCTACTGATGTTGCTTTAGCTGTTACTGCTGCTGCATTACTTGCTGGTGTTACAGTTGGTAAAGTTGGTACTGCATTTACTGAAAGCTCTGAAAGAGGTTACGAAAATCATGTTTACCCAGATTGGTATATCAATCACTTAGGTATCAACAGAAAAGCTAAATCAATTAGTGGTTCAGCTCTTACTGATGTTACTTGGATTGAAGCTGGTGGACAAAGATTGTGGTACTTTGCTGATCAAGAGATTGCAATGGATGAATATCTTTATGAGCTTGAATTAGACTCATGGTATTCTACTTCTACAATGGATGCTAACGGAAACTCTTCTGTTTTCGATTTAAACGGTAAGCCACTTGTAAAAGGTGATGGTATCTTAAGACAAATTGATGCTGCTAACGTTGATACTTATTCTGGTCCTTTGACTGAGAAAAGATTAACTGACTTTTTAGCTCAATTGAAATTAAATACAGGAGAAAAAATGTCTCATTGGATGGTATTTACTGGTACTGCTGGTATGGTTGCTTTCCATGAAGCAATGAAAGATTTAGTATACCCAAGTGGTAACTTAATCTATGATGCAATGGTAGGTAAAGAACAAGAAATTGGTGTAAACTTCACAAGTTATAACGCTATTGGTCAAAGAATGACTCTTGTACATAACCCACTATTTGATGATCCAAACTTGCATGGTAATGATATTGACCCAGCAACTGGATATCCTAAAGAAAGTTTCAGAATGGTATTCTTGAATATGGGAACAACTAATGGTGTTTCTAACATTGAGAAGAAAGTTAAGGGAGCTGGAGGTATTAACCGTTCTATGATTATTAAATATATTCCTGGTATGGTTGATCCATTTGATCAAGGTTCAATGAGAGCTGCAAATTCAAGAGATGCTTTCACATGTGAGATTCTTTCAGAGTCTGGTATTGTGGTAAGAAATCCTCTTTCTTGTGGACAATTATTATTTGCATAAATTAAATTAATAACTGCAAAATGGAAAAAGTAGAAGAAAAAGAGGTTAAAGCAATTTTACAAAACTGTGAAGAGAAATCTGGAACAGCAGAAATAAGATTGTTAGACCATAAAAGAACAGGTTCTATTACTGTAAGAGATTATACAGACCTTGAAACTGGAGAACTAAAAAGATTTATTGATAAATATGGAAATGGAAAAGTTACCAGGTTTACAAAAAATCGATTATACAATTTAGACGATTTGAATCAACGATTAGAATATAATCATGTTAAATCACATCCTATATATTGTACAGGTCCAACTCCAGTTTTAGAGGCTGTTAATATT